CGAATGAGCTAGGTAGGAAAGGTTGCTTGGACCACCCACCATCGACCCGCTTCTGGCAGTAGCCCCGTAGGGCGGTCGATTTGGTGTATGGTTTACCTGTCACTCAAAACAGAGTTACCCCGTTCGGAGTGACATGCAGACATTACTCCGCTCGGGGTAACTTCACCAATTGAGGATTTATATGGAATATGCGGAACTGATTGATAAGGCTTTGCATGACCGAACGGTCAACAAAGCTGCCCACGAGATGGGCATCCCCCAGCCAAGCCTTGACCGATACGTCAAGGGCAGCCGACTGCCGACATATGCAGCGGCACTCATCCTGGCGAAAGAAGCGGGCGTCAGCGCCGCCCAGGCCCTATGCGCAGTCGCAGCCGAAGAGGCGCGCCGCATGGGCATCTACGAGAACGTGAAGAAGGTTTTTCGGAACCTGCTTAGGGCCAAGAAACAGACGGTCCGGATGGCATCCTGACCCGTCGCCCTAAGCACGGGAGGAGTTCGAAAAGGACCCTCTCCGCCATTGCTTAGGGCAGCCAGTACAATCCCAAGAAAAAACGTTTTCGAGGGGTTGCATGCTATACGGCTATGCCCGGGTCTCTACGCAGGAACAAGAGACCCACGCACAAACCGACGCTCTGTCAAAAGCAGGCGTCGGTTTTATTTTTTCCGAAAAGAAAAGCGGTGGAACAACCGCAGGAAGACCCGAGCTGGAGAAAATGCTCCGCATACTCAAGCACGGTGACCAAGTCGTCGTCTACAAGCTGGACCGTATTGCGCGATCACTCAAAGACCTGCTGCGCATCATCGAGCGGATCGAAGAGAAGGGCGCTCAATTCCGGTCGCTGACCGAATCGCTCGACACCACCACGCCGGCCGGCCGCATGCTCTTCCACATGGTCGGGGCATTTGCCGAATTCGAACGAGAACTCATCCGCGAACGCACCAGGGCAGGCATGGCGGCCGCCGTACAGCGAGGCGTAAAGCTGGGCAGGCACTACGCATTGAGTCCGGAAGACGAAGCAGAAGCACTGCGACTTTGGTTTGCCGGCCAGATGACCAAGACAGCTATCGCACGGCAATTCGGCACACACATCAGCAGCATCAGACGTGCAATTAAGCGCCACCAAGAGCGCCAGCAGCCCAGCCTACTCGACGCAGCATAACCACCGCTAAACGAACGCCATGAAGAGCTTCATCGCAGTATCGGCAGCAACCGTATCCATCGCCGCGAACGCATATACCGTCACGACTACGACGACGACCACAACGCGCTCCGACGGGACTGTAACCACGCAGACATCAAGGACCGTTCCCTACGATGCCGCCCGATGCGCGCGACTAACCGTCGACCTCAGCATGCTCAACGACCAGCTACGCAGAACGGGATGGAAACTGGAACAGGACAACGTGCGGGCACAGATCATGACCGTTCAGCAGGAAATGAGCGATCGGGGCTGCTAGGCCGCGAGCAGCACAGCCTTAGACGCACTAGCGAAATACGACGAGCCATCGAGGGCGACGAAGCATCTTATGTCCGCGATATCGAACTCGGCGCACAGCGTCGTGAGCACGTCCTTCAGTGCGTCCGCACAGTCTGAGCGACTGTTCTCGATCGCATAGACCACGGCCTCAGGAACGTTGATGCCGCGACTGGTGTAGTACTTTTTCTTGTTGAACCGAGTCTCAGCAATGTCCTTGCCGATGTACTTGGCGACATAGCTGGCCAGCGCATCCAACTTCCATTGCTTGCCGAAGTGCGCCCCTTGAGGGTTGCGAATGTGGCAGTACCCCTTGCCACGACCGCCCACGACCTTCAGCCATACCCGCCGCGCGAGGTTGAGCGCGACCCGACCTGAGACGGCGACGTGCATATGCCATGCGCCGCGTTTCTGCAGCTCAGGAACCGCGATGTAGTGGAATTGACTGTAGCGAGCCATCGCACGCCGAAAAGCGTCCCAGAGCCCCAGGAACCAGTCCAGATCGGTAATGCACTCGCGCGTAGTCAGCGTAATCATGTGCGTGACGCGAGCAGTCTTGCAGCGCAAGCGAACGTTCTGTTTAGCTCGCTTCGCAGCAGATTTGACGCTAGCGGCCCGTGCCTCTTTATCGTCTTCATTTTCAGGCTTGGCGCCGCGTGCACGGCGGGGAAGATCACGCAGATCGTTCAGGCGCTGCACCACGGTACGACGATAACCGCTGAACTCGACACTGCCATCTTCGAACGCCCGAACCTTGGCAACCATGTCATGACGCGCCGGCCCCTCCGCCCACAACTCTGCATCCGACTCCTCACGCTCGATCTTGCGAACCTCAACGCTCGCCCGATGCGCATCACTCCCCCAAATGGCCGCTTGTCCATAATCATAGTTTTCTGCTATCGTAGTTTCACGCATGGTAGGGTGTCCAACCGTTAGAGCTACCGTGTCGGCCCCGAAGCGTTGGCACGCTGGCGGGGCTTTTTCTTTGGCCGGTCAGCCTGCAAACCGTTGTGGCGCTTGGCTTTCCGTCCTCTCTTTCCGTTAAGTGTTATTACTACAAGTAGGGGCGCGCTGCGCGCGCCCCGTCCGTCCTCGCTTCGCTGCGGGCGGGCGGGGCGCGCGACCGTCACCCCTCCCCACGTACCTACCACCTCCGGAAAACGGCGCAGCGGCCCGCCAAACGCAGCAGAGGGGGCTTGCAAGAGGGAGGTCTTCCCAACCCTCACCCTGTCTTCACCGCCCCAGTCCTACCCGCTACTCGGTCCCGCCAGACGCCTCCGGCGACAACCGTCCTGCCCTCATCCACACTCCCACATCCCCAAAGGGGCCCCCTAGCGGCTTCGACATCCGCGCGGACACTCCTGACGCTAGACGAAAAATGGCCGGCGAGATCCGCGCGACCATTTTTCACTAGCTGCCGGCCGGCCCAACTCTAGCCATGCGACCAACTCTGCCGGCTGTCGGGCGCCGACACATCCCGCGCATCGACCGGCACAACCGGCACGCGCATCGAACTGGGTAGCTCGCTTGAGGACGAACCATCGCCCTTGCCGACGGCCATCTCATGCAGCGCTCGGTTATCCCGGTCGCTGACCCGGCCGAACTCCTCAATCGGCCAGCTCGTCACCGCAACATGCACGCCGCCTTTTGACAGGATCACGTGATCGCCGTAGGCCGATCGCGCAACACCCCAGCCGAATTCCTCCAGCTGCGCCGCGCTCAGCCGTTCCTTGACCCTGTTCGATTCGTCGTACCACTCGACCACCAGCCGTGCCTTATCCGCGGCCCAGGCCAACCCCGATAGCCGCGGCCGCCACTTCTGCGAAATCGACGCCACGTAGTCATCAGCCATCGCATCCTGCCTCTGACCGCCGCTCACAGGCTCAGCCTTCGACGCCATCGGTTGCGCCTGACTCACGCTAGCCTGCACGCCAGATGCAGCCGCCGGCAGCGCTACCGGGGCAGGCGCTGACACGACTGTCGTCTTCGTCTCGACCTTGTGACCAGCATTGATGCTCTGCTCCAGGCCACCGCCCTTCAGGGCATGCCAGAGATACCAAACTGCGACCACCAACGCGGCGCCGAACAGCGGCAACCAGCGCCTGAGCACCGGATTATTCCAAACGTTCGTCCGCGCATCCTTATACGTCTCGGTGTTTTCCGTCGACGCCTGATGGCTCGCATACGTGCCGAAGTACTTTGGATCGTAGCCCTCAGTCCCCTTGTTGATCTGCGTGAACTTGATCTTCGTGCCGTTGTGCAGCCCCTTGTACGCAGTCCACTTGTACTTGTCGTCCTTGCCGCGCGCATTGAGCTTTTCGAAGACGATCTTCTGATCGACCCGGTTGACCCACACCGGATGCACGCCGCCCGCGCCTTGCAGAACCTGACACATGAGCACGATGTCCAGGCCCCTGTGGCGATGCTCCGCAACCGCCTTGATCTGATCAGGCGGCATCGTCCGCGTTGCCCCATGCGGCCAGAAGTTTTGCGCCTCGTCCAAGATGACCAGGCTGTCGTTCTCGACCAGCTCATTCCAACGCAGCACCTCAGCTTCAGGAATCTCGTGCAGCAGTTCCTTGACCCGCTCCAGCTCAACGCCGGCCACCTCTGCGATCTTCGCGTGATCCAGCCCGTTGATACGCGCATAGACCTTGCGGCCTTTCTGTAGCGCAGGGATCAGCCGCTTGACCACGGCTTCCCACGTCTTGCCCGCACCGGGCAACCCCTCGTGAACGATCAGCATGGCATCACCATTGGAAAAGCGTCACGACCTTGCGCGCCATACGAAACGCGAAGGCACCACCCAGCAGGCCGATGCCCTGTCCGATGTTGAAGACGCCGAAGAAAAAAAGGATGTCGCCGCCCAACGAGCTGAACGCCGCCTGCAAGCTCACACCGCTCAGGAACGTCGGCGCAGGCAACGTGTTCAGGACCGCCGTCACGCCCTGCAATAGCAGGTCCAGCGAGTCGATGAACAGATCCTCTGAGATCTGCCAAAGCGCCGTGAAGATAGCGACGAAGACACTGTCGAGCCACTGCGCCAGAGCCGACAACGCATTGATGACTGCATCAAACATGAATCACCCCGCTCAGAGAAACGCAATCCTGAACGCGGCCCACGCCGCGACCATCAGCACAACGACCCCACCCAGCTGGTACATCGTCATCATGCTGCTGCTGCACACGTACGGCGTCATATCCAACGCGGGATTCCACTGCGTCGCCGGAACAACCCAATTCGACGGGCAGGAACCCGCACCAATCGAGACGTTGAAAAAGCCCGACATCGCCGTATACCAAGCCATCGCCTGCACGCGCGTCACGAAGCCCTTCAGGACCTGCTCAAACGTCTTGTCCTTCGGCTTGTAGAGCGAAGTATCCGGAGCCGCAAACGTCGCAGTCGTCGACTGCTGCTGCTCGTTGGCAGGGTTCGAAGCCGTCGCCGGCGGAGCCTGATCCGTGGTCGTGGTAGTAGTCGTCGTCGTACTGCCATCAGGGTTCGTCGTCGTGGTCGACACCGACGTGCTCGTCGTCGTCGTGCCCTCCACCGGGTTCACGCGATCCTGTGTACCCGTGAGCGTCGTCGTCGTGTTGGTTGTCGTGTTCGTCGTCGTCTTCGTGCCGTCCGCATTCACCTTCGTCTGCGTGTCGGTCTTCGGCGTACCGGCGACGGTGTTGCCCGACGGAAACGAAACCCCGTACCCCGTCGACGGAGCCCCAATCATCTGTGCGCACGGATCGTTCGAACCGCTGCCTACAACGTTCGTCATCGTGTTGACGGAAGGGCAGCCCGCATTGTTGTAGACCGATGGCCAGCTAGCCGGCGCTGCCTTGATCGCCGACTGAATTTGCGCGTCAGTCGCAGCCTGCTTCGGCCCAGACTGATCCGGCACGCAAGAACTTCCGGACGCAACGTAGCCGCTGATGCAGCTGCCAGTCGGACCAACACCGGAATAGAAGTTCGAACCGCCATCGTTAGTGAAATGGCATTCGTAAGACGTCCCCGTCGGCCGAATACCCGCTAGCTTGGCGTTATTCGACGCCAGATACGCGTCCGCCGCCAACATCGCAGCGCAGGCCGCCCCAGGAGACGCAGCGACGCCATTACCGTAACTGCCGCCCGACACAGACGTGTTGTACGAATACCCCCAGCCGAACCCGTTGAAACCAGCGTCGCCGGCATTGGCCGACACCGCAGGCGCCACCATGCTCCCGCCTGAATCGAGCGAAATACCCGACGGTGCCCCGATCAGCGCCACGATGCCCGCTAGCGCCGCTCCATTGATGACGCCCTTACGGATCGCCGACGAGCCGGCCGCAGCAATCACGTCGCCCGTGATGGCCAGCGCGCCAGTGGCCGGCAACGCCACCGCAGCAGCGCCGACCGCCACGACACCTATGGTGATTGGCACCAGAACCGACATAACATTGCCGGATGGCGTCTGCGGAACAGAGGGACCACTCTGCTTGACCGTCAAATCCAAACCGTTCGACTGCGCCTGCGCGGTCCCTAAAGACAACACGCACGCGACGATCAGCGCGAGCCAATTTCCCAGCCGAGCATGACCGCCAGCACGCACAGCGAGCCGATCCAACCCCAGAACAGTAGCCATAGCATGTGACCTCCAGAAACGAAAAAGGCCCAGCGCCGGGGAGCAACTGGGCCGTACTACGTCAACGCCGCCGATCAGAAGAACGCCGCAACCTTGTTCAGCGCCCACTTGGCGAAGCCCGGACCGATCTTGACCACGCCCATGGCCACCAGCGCAGCCACCACAGCGGTCGCGCTCACGGCACCCGTCATGGACGAGAAATCGATACCGCTGGTCGTGGTTTGCGCCATCGCAGCACCCGCGCCGCCCACGGCCAGAGCCGCACCAGCGGCCAGTTTTTGAGTCAGTTTCATGTTCAACCCCTATCGAAGAAGGAAGCGACCTTGGAAACCAGCATTGCAACGATGAAGAAGAACACCGGCCATTGAAACCCAGCGGTAAACGCGGCCGCAAAATCGCTCGCGCTGGGATACGTGAACGCGCCGGACAGAGCCATCACGTTCGAGTATTCGCTCGGCTGCAACAGCAGATAGCCGCTGCAGCTCTGTGGCGGATCGGTCGTGAAGACCAACCCACCGTTTTGGATCACTACGCACTGAGCCACGATCAGCCTTCCAGCTCGGCAATCTGCTCCAGGTTCGACTGGATCGCCGCCTCCCAGGCCTCAATCGCCTCATCACGCTCATCCAGGCTGCCGAAGAACTCGATAGCCTCAGCGTCGTCCATCGCCTCAGCGGCATCCAACGAGTCGTGCAAGTTCTCGTTGGCCTCTTCCAGCTCAGCGATCTGAGCTTCGATCTCAGCAAGGGTTGACATCACGACCTCCGAAAAAGACGCCGCACCAGACGGCCGACCATCACGCCCACCACCAGCAGCAAACACGCTCTAGCCACCGCATGCCCGCCGTGAATCAACATCGACACGCCAGAGAAACCGATCACTGAGAACAAGCGCCACGCGTGATGCGCAACTGCTGTCGCAAGCCAGCCGACCAGCAGCAACCAGAGCCAGCTAGGCAGCCTCATCACCATTCCCCCGCAAGACCACCGAGGCGTTCCAGGGCAAGCTGTGCCAGAACATCAGCAACCTCCAGCCCCTTGCCGTCCAAGGCGCTGTACGCCTCATCGCGAAGAGCCAACGCCGTCAGCAGCTCGCCACGCTCCCGACACAGATAGCCGAGCCATGCAGACGACGCCCCCGACCAGAACGCCCCTGAACTCTTCCAGACAGCCCACGCCGGGACCAACAGCGTCAGCAGCAGAACGAACAGCGCCATAACCAAAGCATTGACGCACGAGCCCATCACGACCTCCTACCAACGACCCAGCATGCCGCCCATCGCCTGCAACGCCGCCGCGGCGAACTCGTTGCACTGGAACGAGACCTCACAACCCGCCCAGTCGCGATAGTCCAGAAACTCCCGCAGACGCAGCCCCGCGCGATAACGCATCAGCGGCAACTGCATCGTGTACTTGTCGTTCGGATCGACCATGACGACCTCCTGAACGCCCGTTAACGGGAAAAGCCCGGCATCGCCGGGCTTCGCATGGATCAGCATCAGGCCGCTTTCTTTTCGGCGGAGGAGGGGACGGGGCGAGAGACCGTCAGCGCCTTGAGACCAACGATGCGCGCGACCAGCTCTCCGTCGCGCGAGACGAACAGCTTGAAGTCGGCCACGTAGTCGCCGGGTACGGTGTCCTTGAGTTCGTCGGCGACGTTCACGCGGCCAACCTTGATCTGTTCGGAGACGCCGCCAGTTGCGTCAGCAACACCTTCGGTGAGGATGCATTGCGCTTCGTGCATCGAGTACGGGCGGCCCGTCTTTGCGGACACGCCATTACGGCTGTTGATGGCGATGATGGTCAGCTTTTGAGTGTTCGACATGATGGCTCCGA